GCGCCTCTGCCGCGCCGCTAGGCAGGCGGCAGTGGCGCGCTCTGCGCCGCTGGGTTTACCCTATAGGGCGAAATCACCAGTGGCGCAGTCAATTTGCGCCACTGGCGCGCCACTGAAACCGCCTTTTCAAATCCAGTGGCGCACATCAAAACTGCTCCCCAACACGGCCTACAGGGCGCACGCCTTTGCGGTCTTTGCGCTGGCTTTCGGAGCGATATTCGAACTCCTCAATCAGCCCCTTGTCGTGCCATGTCTTGATGATGCGCTTGGCCTGCCCGTCGTTCTTCATGTGCTTTGGATCGTCGAATGCGAAGGTCGTGACGACGCGCCCGACGAAGCGATCCTTGTCTTGTGGCCGGATCGAATAGTACTCCTGAGACCCGTCCTCTGTCTTCGGCCCCAGTTCGATCATCCGCAGCATCTCGTTCACGACGGCATCGGTCATGCCCTTCCATTCGTCTGGCAGGTCGAACGGCACGCAGACACCGATCCACTCGCCGTTGTCGATCTTGACGCCGATCATCTGGCGATAGGTTGACTTGTCCGCAGGCGGGGAGAGATTGGCTTTGCCATCGTCCACGCGGAAGATGCCCTTGGCTTTGTCCACGTCCACGCCCAGCTTCATGGCGTCGTCCTCTGAGACCTTGTTGACCACGCGGGCAGCCCGTGCCGCCCCGATCAGGCTTCCTGCGCCACGCACGCTGTCGATGCTGGCGTCTTCCCCGTTTCCTTTGCGGATGTGATGCACCAGCCCGATGGCAGATTTCGTCTCGTCGGCAACCCGCCTTATTTCAGCCACAATGGCGTTCACGGCCATATTGTCATTCTCATTGATGCTGTGCGCGCCGACGAAGGGGTCGATGAAGACGCAGCCGATCTTCTTCTGTGGTATCTGCTTGCAGAGGTATTCGACCAGTTTGGTGTTGGGCAGGACGCCTTCGCGGGTCTGGATGCCGAATTTTAGGCTGAAGTCTCGGCCCGCGTTAACGAAGAGACGCCCACGCACTTCTTCCGGCGTGATCTTGTAATGCTGCATTGCCGCGATGACGCGCCGTTGGATTTCTTCGAGCGGGTCTTCGAGATTGACGATCCAGACGTTTGTCCGCTCTTTGACTTCCTCGCCCAACAGCGGCCTGCCTGTGACGATGGCCAGCGCCTCGACGATCTGCAAGCTGGTCTTCCCAATGCCGCCAGCCGAGGCCAGCACACTGACAAATGACCGCAGGTAGTGGTTGCCGTATATCCAGCGCCGTGGCTCAATGCTGGCCCCGTCAAACATGTCGTAGACTGTGGGCCAATCTGGGGCCGCCTCGGGGGCATCTGGGGTGTCGAGGCTGTCGAGGTCGTCGTCGTCACCCTGCGTCGGCATGTAATCGAAATCATCCATGCCGTTCTTGGGAATCTCGTTGGCGGCGGCTTTGGCGGGGCTGATCTCCAAGCCATAGGCGCGGACGGCTTTGTCGAAATCACCGTCATGCTCATAGTGCGCGAACAGGTCGAAGGCATCACCCCAGCAGTACGAATGCTCTCCCAGCGACTTCGGCTTGCCGACGCCAGCGGCTGCGTCCGATCCAGAAAGGCTGACCCAGTGCGTGCCGAAGTCCTCAGTGGCGTAGGATGGGCTGGTTTGATAGCGGGAGCGGTAATGCGAGGATGATCCGCGCCGATCATATTGATAGCGGGCAAACAGGTCTTCGATGGTGTGGTCAGCGTTGAAGGCGTCCACCGGGCTGACCTGATCGGGAAACTTCTGCCGACGTTCTGCACGCTGGCGTTCACGTTCAGCCCGCGCCTTTTCGGCCTGCTCTGCCGCCAGACGGCGCTGTTCAGCCTTGCGCGTCAACTCCTGCATGATGGGGCTGTCACCGTCGAGGCGCAGCGGTCTGCCGCGCAGGATGCGGTGCTGGTAGAACAGTGGCATCAGGTCAGGCCCGCGCTTGGCGATAGGCACGTTGGGCAGGTAGATCGGCTGGCCGCAGCGTGCAAGCGCGCCGTCAGGGTGGATGCCGTGGATGTGCAGGAGATCGAAGAAGGCTGTCTGCACCTCTTCATATTCGGCCCCGGTGAGGACGCCTGCCAGCGGCACGATGGCCCGCCATTTGCGGTTCTCTTCCGACGCGCCGGATGATGAGTAGATCAGCATGCCCGCATCGCCGCAGACGGCCTGCACGGCCTCTTGCACGTCTTCCAGCGACGGGGTGCCCCGGTCGATGTCGATGGCCAGCGCACGATACGCGCCATGCTCTCTCTGGGCTTCGTGGGAGCGTGCGTCGTGCGCCCGGTAGGTCGATGGGATGAAGAAGTCGGCCTTGATCTTTTCCTTGGCCTGCGGGTCTTTGACCAGCTTGACGATCTCGTTCCAGCTTATGCCGGGATAGTATTCGCCGGGATTGTCGATGAGCGTGAAGAATGAACCGGGTGCGGTCATGAAGCGGACATCAGACATATGCGATGTCCTTGTAATAGGCGTTGATCGCCTGTATTCTTTGCATTGGAACGATCTCCTCTCGGTTCCGCCTCTTTGAAACCCGGCAGGTGGCTCTCCTGCCGGGTTTCTTCTTTACTACCAGGGAATCTCATCCCCGATGTCGTCGGCGATGCTCTTGCGCTTCTCCTCGCCGAGCGCCTTCTTCTCGAAGGGGTCATCCTTTGGCTGGACGGTGTCGAAGTCATCCATGCCGCCGTCGCCATAGCGGGCCTCTGTGACCTGCACGGCGTCCAACAACAGGCTAATGCCGCCGAGGCCTTCAGGATCGATCACAGCGACGGCCCACGCGCGCACGGTGCCTTTGGAGCCGCCCCAGATGTTGAGGTCGGACAGCGGGGCTTTCTGTCCGTCGATCACGGTCGGTGCTTTGTTGGCGGTGCCGTCCTTCTTCATCCCGTTCCGCTTGGCGGTGAACTGGATGATGCCCGTCTCGGTGCCGTGTTCGTCCTTCAGCTTTTTCATGCCGAAGACCTTGGTGAACTGGGGCAGCTTGGGGTTGCGGGCGCGGGATGCGTCGTAATGCGCCTTCATCTCGTCGAACAGCGGCTTGGCCTGATCGCGGGGCATCTCGAATGCCACCGACCATGCTGCGTTGGACGCACTGGGCGCGCAGGGTTCGCTGGCCTGCTTCTGGGTGTTGAACCGATATGTCTGGTTCAGCTTTGGGTACTGAAGGGTGACGTTTTTCGCCAATACCTTCAGGAAGTCATCATTATCTGCCATTGGTTTTCTCCTCTCTGGCTGTGGTAATCAGAAGTCAACGGTTTCATCGAACACGTCGTCTTCAGGCTCTGCGGTCTGCCAGCGCGGCAGGTCCACATGGTTAATCAAGGGCCAGCCTGTTGTGAAGGTGCTGGTGGCCTCGGCCCGTGATATTTTTTCTAGAGTGGCGGTGACGCGGGCATCTGCAACGGCGAGATAGCCGTCTGTGAGCGCGTGCAGGCCGACAGCGTATGGTGGTTCCTTCTCGACGGCCACAAAGACAAAGGTCGTCGCCATATACCCGGCCTGTTGAAGGCACCTTAGGTAAAAGGACGCCTGCAAATCGTAGTTGTAGTTTCGGATTTCACGCGGGAAGCCTTCGGGCGAGGCATCTCGCGTGGTCTTAATGTCAAACACGATGCCAGACCCTACCAAGTAGCCATCCGGCCTGCACTTAATCTTGACGCCTGTCAGGTAGTCTTCCGCGAAGAAGCTGGCCTCGGCGACAAAGCTGGGATCGGCGATCCAGCCCTTGACGACCTCATGGGTGATGATCGGGGCCGCGATGGCATGAGCCAGATCATAGTCGCTTTCGGTGAGAAGGATCTTGCCATCGATGTCGGCGGCAAGCTTGTCAATCTTCCACTTGTTGCCCCGGCGATCTTCGGGGCCACGCAGGACAAGGTTCTTTTCTGGCTCCAGCACCAGCGCGTGGACGGCGCTGCCCAGTGCAAAGGCGCTGCTGTCACGCCAAATTTTCCCCTTCCAATGTGCCAGAGACTTTGCGGCCACAGCCTTAACATCGCTGCTGCTTATCTCTGGACGTGAGTGGTAAACTTCGTTTGAGATCATTAGGAAAGACATTTTAAACGTGCCTCCATGTTCTGTTTGCTAAGATGTCTCTTACAGTTCTTTCGTTGACGCCTAGCATTTCTGCAACTTTTTGACGATCATACGTGGATACGTTTGGGGTCGCCCTAAGCATCTTCACTGTTTCATCATTCAGTTTTGACGAAGCGACGCCGCTTCCGCGTGCGTGATTTTGATGCCTGATACGACCCTTCCTAGATGCGTCGGACATGTTGTCTTTCTGTGTTCCGACAAAAAGGTGTTCTGGATTGACGCATGACGGAGTATCGCACTTGTGACAAACCACTGCTCCATCAATTTCTGAGTTAATGGCCAACTTTGCGACAACTCTGTGGACATAATGCTTTCTGCCTTCGTGGGTGAAAACTCCATATCCGCCGTTTGTTGTTGCGTTGTTCCAAATCCAGCACCCCGACCAAGGGAGTTCCGTGCAGTTTTCGTATATGCTCGACAGTGCAGTATTCATTTCTTCCTCCATCCATAGAGTGCGATCAGGGCCGCTTCGGCTCTGCCGTCGTCTTTGACCCGCGCCCACTGGTCGGAGCAGTCGGGGAAGTATTGGCTGGCCAGCGCGCGGCTGGCGTTCTTGTCGGTCGATAGCCGCATGGTCTTCTTCCACGCGGACGGATCGACCTCAAACGTCGGCACGCCCGCGAAGAACAGGCAGGCCTTCAGTTCGCCGTAGGCGACGGCGATGGTGACGGCGTTTTTGATCCCGATCATCCGTGGGAAAAAGGGCCGCTCCAGCCAACAGCATTTGACCTTGCCGATGTCCGCTATCAGGGCGCGTTTGTCTTCAAGCGTGCCGGGCATGTCGTATGTCGTGACCTGCATGTCGTCGCAGTCGAGCAGCGCGAACGCTCCGCTCTTGCCGGGGTCAATGCCGAGGATCAGGGTCATGCTTCCTCCATCGCGGCTTCACCGCCCAGTGCCAGATACCCGCAGCCGTCGATCCAGTTGTCCGCATGCTTCGGGTTCGACTTGGCCCGCGCCAGCTTCAACAGGGTCATCATCACGGCCACGTCGTGCGGGCGGATGTTGCGGTTCAGGTGGGCCGACCAGTACGCTGCGATGAGGCCGAAGTTGTCTTCGGCAGACCCGTGCGTCGCCGCGCGGTCAACCATGATAAACTCCTTGGCCGTGTCCAAGATTTTGGCCCGGTTCATTTAGACACCCATTCCTGCTCAAAGCGCAGGTCTTCGATCCCGGTGATGTCGGCGAGACGGTGGCGGTAGACAGCCGACGGCACGACGCGGCCTGTCATCCAGCGGGAAAGGCTGGACGATGCCACTGGCACCTTTTTCGCGAGCCAGCCAAGTTTGCGCCCGTCTTGCGCGCACCATAGGCGGATTTGAGTTTGAGCCATCATTGGCGCTCTCCTGTGTTTAAATAGACGACAAAAAGTCTGCTTCCCACCAAGCCGTGACGGCGCGACCGTCTGCGGCTTTGAATAGGACGAAGTATTGAGGCGGGGTTGCAAGATACTCCGCGCGACCGATCACTTGGCCTTCCTCTCCGCTGATGTCGATCTTGACCAGTTGACCAATCTGAAATTTGAACTCTGCCATTCGCGCTCTCCTGTGTTTTGGTGCCATCAGACCTAGAGGCGAAAATAATTAGCGTCAAGTGCATTTTTTCTGTTGCATGGGCCAACGCAGGCTGTATGGTGTCTGTACCAACTAGCAAACAGGATGAACCACATGACCCTCCGCCAGATCAGCATGGACCTCGACGGCCTGTACATCAAAACCTACAAAACCGAGCAGAACCTGATGAAGCGCATCGAAGAGATCCGCGACATGTATCCCGACCACAACGACCGCTTCATGGTGGTCTGCACGCCGAAGGGCCGCTGGACCGCCATTGTCCAGTTGGACAAGAACACTGGCGGGTACGCCTTCCGCTACTATGGTTTCATGACGATCTGACCACTCAGCGGCCAGCCCTTCGGGGCTGGCACCCACACTAGCAAACAGGATGACCCACATGACCAAGACCGTAACCATCACGCTGGAGCAGGCCGAGATCGCGCTTCAGTGCGTCAAAGAAATGGTCGCCGCGACCCAGAATGCGACACTCGGCGGCGAAGTATCCAACACCGCAGAAATCGCGCTTTACCTAAACCGCGCCGAGTTGGTCCAGCGCCTGAACACCGCCATCAACAACGCTATGAAGGATAACTGACATGAACATCTATGAATTCCTCGCCGCCCTTTTCGGCGCAACGGCACTCGCCGCCATGCTCTACGCTGGCCTACTGTTTGGCCTCGGGATGGGGTGGTAATCATGGCCGTCAAACTTGGAGCAATGGACACGCACATCGTGCTGACCGCATTGTGGGATTATCGCGAGACGCTGACCGATTTCGATGAAGCGCCGCCGAACCCGCAGATCGCCGCCAAGATCGACAGCGTTGATCGCCTCATTGAGAGCTACAAGAAATCATACTTCGCCTTAGACAGATTGGGGATCATGTGATGACCGCCTACTACAACGAGATCGACCCCAAGGCAGCGGCATGGCTGCGGGAACTTATCAAGCAAGGCCACATAGCAGATGGAGTGGTAGATGAACGATCAATTGTCGATGTTACCCCTGATGAACTCAGAGCCTTCACCCAGTGCCACTTCTTCGCAGGGATCGGCGTCTGGTCCTACGCCCTGCGATCCGCAGGTTGGGCCGATGACCGTCCTGTTTGGACGGGAAGCTGCCCGTGCCAGCCTTTCAGCAGCGCAGGTCGCCGAGGCGGGGTTGATGATGAGCGGCACCTCTGGCCGCACTGGCATCACCTCATCAGCCAGTGCCAGCCTGCAATCGTCTTTGGAGAACAAGTTGCGAGCAAGGACGGCCTCGGTTGGCTCGACCTTGTATCAACTGACATGGAAGCCACGGGCTACGCCTTCGGGGCGGCTGATCTGTGCGCTGCGGGCGTCGGCGCGCCGCACATCCGCCAGCGTCTCTTCTTCGGAGCGGTCAGGCTGGCCGACGCCGATAGTGAATTGGGCTTCCATAACAATAAAGTCAGAGGCGGCGGAAAAGGAAATATCGCGCAAGGGTCCGACAAACAATCTTGGGGTGGCGGCGCATGTGGCAGGCTGGCAGACGCCAGTGGTGCAGGACAGCAAGCAGAGCGGGCTGGCTCCATCCGGGACGGGCAACAGCTTGAAGCTGTCATTCGAGGCTCAGCAAGCGGGCTGGAAAACACCATGCACCCCCAATGGCGGACGCAGCATGTCTACGGAGAAGATGGACGCGACGGGCAGGACGATAGACGGGAAGAAGCACACGGCCTCGCTGGAACACGAGGCGAAGTTCTCGGGTTGGCCGACGCCGGCGATGACGGATCACAAGGGCGGGTACGAGAGTGGCAGGATGCGGGACGGGAAGCTGTCAACGGATCGGCTGGATGTGGTGGCGCAGATTGCTGGCCCAGCCCGACTAACGGTCACTGGCGAGATGCTGATTGGCTCTTCTGCCGGGATGGAAAGTGGCGGCCAGTTGAACCCGGCACATTCCCGCTGGCTC